TCGACGGGAATGATACTGGCTTTGTCCGTGTTAGGCTTTTGCAGCCTAAGACCAAAATGAAGTATTCACAGGCTAGGTCCAGTGGCTCGCATATCTATTTTCCGCCAACAGTTAATTGGCGCACGATATTAAATAATGTAGACATACCGCTGATCATTACAGAGGGCGAGTTCAAGACATGGGCAATTACTAAGGCAATAGGTACAGAGCAGTTGGGTCATGCTTGTATTGGTTTGGCAGGTGTGACCAGTTGGACTAGTAAGAAAAGCACACAGCTGCACCCTGACCTAATGCAGTTTATGTGGCAAAAGAAGTCGGCATTTGAGACCAAGCACAGGAAGGTCATGATCGTGTTTGACTATGACGGTGCCAAAGATGATGGTGAACCAAATGAGCAGGTGGCATTTGCCGAGACTAAACTGGCCGTGACATTAAGAGGGTTAGGCGCCGAGGTGCACCTGTGTCGCGTTGGGAAGTTTAGCAATGGCAAAGGGGCTAAATATGCCATTGATGATCACTTGGCTGCAGGGGGCACGCTAGGAACTGTGCTTGCCACCACTTCGGTTGTCATGAACGGTGTTGATACATTGGATGTTCGGCTTCACGAGTTCGCCACTAAATATGCCTTGTATAACGGGGATGTCATACGGTTGGATGATGGCCATATCATGCCGTTTCATAAAGCGAAAGTAGACAGTGCACAGCATGTGTTCATACAGCAGTTAACTGTCCCTGGCCGTGGTACACAACCGCCAAGAGTCACGTCCAGAGAGATCATGCTATTAGAGGAATATAAAAAATGGCGAAAGCGGTGTGATATTAGGAAAGTAGGCGTATTTCCACAATACCAAGGGCTTAAGATCACGCCAGATGGTAATTACAACTATCTAAGCAGTTGGTCGCACGATGCCGTTGATGGCGATCCGGCTTTGTACTTGGATTTTTGTACGTACTTTTTTAGGGATGAACCAGCATTTGCTGATTATTGGCACGACTGGGTCGCTAATGTGGTGCAACACCCTTATCGGCGAAACAATACAACACCGCAATTTGTATCGAACATTGAAGGCATTGGCAAGTCAGCCGTTGCAGAGTTCATAGCCGAAATGCTAGGCCTTGGCGAACATGGGCCAGCCATCATCATCGGACCGGACGAACTATTTGGCAGCTTTAATGGAATTTTCAAAAACAAAATACTTATTGTGATCAATGAACCAAGTAGTGATAGAGAAGACCATTCGGCACAGCTTAAGAGCATGATCACAGGCAAAGAAATAGCTATCAACAACAAATATGGTGCTCAATACAATATAGAAAATTATATGAACTTTATATTTACGTCTAACAAGCCTTATATTACTAAGATGGGCAACAATGCAAGACGTGAAGCTATTTACAAGCCGGCAAGCCTTACAAATATTGAAACGCACCCATTGGTAGTTAACTTAATGTCATGGGCAAGGCATGAAAAAGGATTTGGAAAAGTATTAAATTGGTATTACAATAGAGACATTAGTCATTTTGATCCGTCTAAGCCTGCACCAGATACTAAGTACAAACAGGTTGCAATACAAGCAGGCAGAAGTCCTATTGAAGCATTTGCTAAAGAACTTAATGACTGGGTTTTAGAGAAGCTAGACGGTCATGCGGCTTTTACGCCTGCACAACTAGAGATATTGTGTGAAAGATGGGGTCACGATTCTAGAGCAAAGGTGCAATACATCAAAAAAGCTTTGCTTAATTACATGGATATTGAGTCAAAACTTATCAAACATAGTGGCAAAACTAGCCGATATTCGGTTTGTAAAGTAACAAGCCAGAAGGTTGCAGACCGAGATTTAGACAAGTACGGAGCACTTGGTCAGCTTGCGACAGACACAGAGACTGCTGTGAAGCAAGAAATTGAATCGTTTTAATGAAAGTAACTGCAAAGTAACTTAATAAGTTACATTAAGAAAACTAGCTAAGTTATTGATTCTGTGCTGTGTTTTTATATAAAGTAACAAAGTAACAAAGTAACATTAAGAGAGTATATTATTATATAAGAGTGTATATATACGTCGTTATATAGTCTTTCTGACAGGTTGTTACTTTGTTTCTTGTTACTTTGGGTTTTGCCGACAAGTCTGTGGTGGTTCCATAAGTTGCAAAATCGTTGTACAATCCCGAACATGACTACACCAAAACGGCCAGTTGGCAGACCATCTAAGTACGATCCATCCTATTGTGACAAAGTCATTGAATGGGGCAAGCAGGGCTATAGCCGTGAGATGATTGCAGGTGAGCTTGACGTGTCGTGGAACACGCTCTTAAGTTGGTGTGATGCGCACTCAGATTTTCTTGAGGCCTTAGATACTGCTAAAATGCATGAAATGATCTACTTTGAGAAGATCGGCATACAGCACATGGTAGAAGCTCCTCAGGGAAATCGTTTGAACGCCGCTATATGGAGCCGTTCACTTGCGGCTCGGTTCCCACAGAAGTACCGTGAGAACAATAAGGTCGAAGTTGTGGGTAAGAACGATGGTGCTGTGCAGGTGGACATAGTGCATGACTTTGCGCAAGACTTATTGTCGGATCTGCTTGCAGTAAGGCAAGACAGTGCTAAATCCGACGATAGCTGAACAGTTTGCTGCCCGTATTAAAGCTGGGCCAAACTTAAATCATGCTAGCAAAGAATGGCAAGCAGCGATCAAGGCACGACTTAAGTGGTTGTCAATAGCAAGTGACCATCAAATCACGCCTAAGGGCGATTGGTGGGCCATTTGGCTGTTGTTGGCTGGTCGTGGTGCAGGAAAGACTCGGTGCGCCGCTGAATGGACATGGTGGGAAGCTTGGTCGCACCCTAAAACCAGATGGCTAGTCAGTGCGCCAACTTCCGGTGATGTCCGTGATGTGTGCTTTGAGGGCGACTCAGGGCTTATGAACGTGATACCGACTGCACTGATCGACAACTACAACAAATCACAGCACGAGATCACATTGGTTAACGGGTCGATCATTAAAGGGATTGCCGCATCTGAACCTGAGCGTTTTCGCGGTCCACAGTTTCATGGTGGTTGGTGCGATGAGCTTGCGGCTTGGATGTATCTTGACGAAGCTTGGAGCATGCTGCAATTCGGCATGCGGCTTGGCAAGTCGCCTAAGATCATTTGTACAACTACACCAAAGCCAAAGCCTTTGATCATGGACTTGGTTGAGCGCGATGGTGAGGATGTGATCTATACAACAGCATCGACATATGACAACCTGCAAAACTTAGCACCGACATTTAGGGCACAGATTCTTCAATATGAGGGCACATCACTAGGTCGCCAAGAGATTCACGCCGAGATTATTGACCCAGAAGAATCCGGGATTGTCAAACGTGACTGGTTTCGTTTGTGGCCTAGTGATAGACAGCTTCCACGCTTTGAGTTTGTCGTTCAGTCCTATGATTGTGCGACATCTGACAAGACAGTTAATGATCCAACCGCATGCACAGTGTGGGGAATATTCAAGCCTTCGGATGACAAGCCGTTGAGTGTCATGCTGATCGATTGCTGGGAACAGCATATACAGTATCCTGACTTACGACCTAAGGTCTTAGAAGAGTATGAATCGATCTATGGCGATGAGAACGAGTTTGGGCATGGCAAAAAGGTTGACCTTGTGCTGATTGAGGATAAGTCGGCAGGCATCGTGCTTATTCAGGACTTGCAAAGAGCCGGATTACCTGTTCGTGGCTATAACCCAGGAATGGCAGACAAGACAACTCGACTAAACCTTGTAGCACCGATCATTAAGAAGGGCAGAGTTTACATACCTGAGTCATCGACAAATGAGGGTTGTGCAAGGACATGGGCCGAGCCCTTGATACGACAGCTGTGTGCTTTCCCTGAAGTACGGCATGACGACTTCGTTGACTCAACATCACAAGCACTGAGAATTCTTAGAGACATGGGGTTATTGAACATAGACCCTGTGTACAATGACGACCCATATGATGAAGATCGCCCTAAGCGGGTGAATCCCTACGCAATATAAGGACAATCATGGCCGGAATGTACGATGAACAGGGCAATTACATTGGGGATGATGGTTCATCGGACAATACACCTGTACCGGCTTATCGACCAACAGTAATGCCGCCTGCTATGACAGGCAATACACCAAGCATTGATCAAATGAAGTATGAGTTGGCTAAAAAGAAGCCGCTTGATCATGTTGCAACCACAATGCGACAAATGGTGGAAGCACCTGCAGCACTTGGTGACATTGCACGAACCACGTTGCTTGGCTATCCAGCCATGATTGGCTCGGCATTAAGTTCGACGCTTGGCAACATACAGAACAAAGGCGCAGCTGCTGCATATCGAGCACTTGGTGATGAGGACAATGCGCAACGAATTGAGAGCCAACCGGTCGAATCGGCAAGCGACAAATTTAGTCGTTGGTCACAAACATTGTTTGCACCATCAAACCAAACAAGCGAAGACTTCCAACGAGCAATAAGCCCTGTTACCGAAAAACTACCGCTTGTGTTTCCTGGTTTACACCCAATGCCTGGAAAAGCAAGAGCCACGTTTACACCAAATGATGCGCGTGCTTTGTTAGGTGAAGCAAATAGAGTAGGCACACAAGTCAAAGACATACCTACAGACTTTGCAAATGCACAAAGTGGCTTTACACGTATCGATCCGATAACAGGCAAGCCGACATATGGCGCAAAGCTGCAAAGTGCGGCAGATGCTGCGGCCGAAGTCATGGAACGTCGCCGTATGCAAGGGTTAAACCCAGTTCCTGGTGTGCCTGATGTTTTTCAGCCGGAAACACAATTGTATGCCGTAAGAAGACCGGGCGGCACAATGACAAACCCTAAGTTTGAAGCACCTACAGTTGAGCAATTAACTGATCGTGGTGGTGCATCAAACGTAATACAAGAACTTAGACCTTTGTCTAAAGACCCGAATCCACATGACATTGTTTATAGCTATATAAAACATCAGATGTCGCCTGATGATGAAAGTGCATATAGAAACTTTGTCAATAAAAAGAATCTTGAAGAGTTTCCTGATACTCAGTCAAGTAGTGAAGCACAAAGAGCTGCGCAATTAAAGTACAACACAAATGACACAAGAAATCAGCGTGATTATGATTTGCTTAATGAGTTTATCAGTGAGAATGCCGACAACCGTAACTTAATCCCTATTGATGAGCATGTGAAGCGTGCTGAAGCCGGTAACAAATGGTTGGAAAGTGCTTTTTATAAAAGCATGTACAAGTATTTAGGAACAGTTGAAGACCCGATGCTTAAGTTAGCTGCACAAGGTCATACATATGTACCTGCTCAGACTTTGATTGAGGACTATAAAACAGCGCATGACTCAGTTAAAGAGAAACGTAAAGAGGCTGGGTTTAATCCTGAAGGAGAATACTATAAGCCTTTAAAAGATAAGCAAAATGAGCTAACTACATTAACCCAGCAACTTAATGACCTTGAGCAAAAGCGGATGGTTTTGTCTAATAGGGCTAGAACAAATGGTTTGCCAGATCCTGCTATGGATCCTGAGTATGCGGCAACTACAGCTCCGCGTGACAAGTTAAATCGTGATATTGCAAAAGCCAAGGATGAAGAAAGCAAATTACAGCTTGCTCATGCATATGAGAACATGGCTGACACAGGCATTATGCAGAAGTCTGCACAAGACATGTGGGACTCAATTCCAAACCAAGAAAAGCAGTTTTATCCGCAACTTAGACAATTAGCTGCCGAACAGCCTAATGCACCGGTCTTTGATATAAGAGGAAGCAATATCAGATATTCAGGCTTGCAAAGTATGGCAGAAGACTATGTGCAAGGCATTTTGCATGGCGATATTCCTGTCAACAAGATCGATAGAACACCGATCGATGCGTATGTTCGTGGTATATCGCAAAAGCGGCTTGATGCAGAGAAAGCAAGACAAAAAGCAGCACAAGAGTATGTGGGCAATGTTCAAAAGACATTGATTAATCGCATTAAGGATGTGCCGCCTGAGTTGACATTTGCACGCACCAAAGCACTTGAGGTTGACAATAAGCTTCCTGTTGACCAAATACGAAAAGATCTAAGCGCAGACACTGAGGTCTTGGATCATTGTATTGCTCAAGTCGGCTCAGCACCACGTGGTACACGAAATGTTCATTTGCCTGAGAACAAAGATGAGCGCTCATATTTGCCAACAGTTGATTTGTTGACAGGTGCTAAAAACAGACCTGATGCAGGTGATACTTCATACATTCAAGAAGCTGAAAAAGGTGCAAGCTTCTTCACATCACTTAGAGATAAGAACACAGGCTATCCGGTTGTCACACTTCAGTTTCATAGATTGCACACCGATAGTGAAGGCAAAGACATATACCAATTAGGGTATGCTTCAGGTCATCAAAATGGTGCTATGGACCATGCATATAAAGACGACTTGCGTGACTATATGAACAAGAAGTCTGACATAGTGAATGACACAGGTAGTGCGCTTACTAAGAATGGCGTGTATGACACAAAAAGCTTAGGTACCGATTTCTTTAGGGATGTTGGCACTGATCGTGATACATGGACAATGATTAAGCAAGCGAATCCTGACATGCCGCGGTTTATTACTGATTCTGATGCTAGGAAGATGGTTGCTGAATCGAAAGACAATAGCCTTCCTGAACTAGATCAGATGTTGCAAGCACGCGACAGATTGCAATATGAGATGAATGAGCTGACTTATCGGTATCGAAATGGCCAACTTAACGATACAGGTGTTGCACATTATGAGGATCTTGAGCATCAGCTTAATGATCTGGTTTCACGGATAGAAAGAGCACAGAGATCTCCTGATCGCATACCGATTGACAGAGTAAGCGATGCAATTGAGCGACCTACAGATCACGAAGACACTGACAACATTTTGTCCGAGCTCTATCGTAGAGTTGCTCGACATGACGAACATGGTGTTATGACACGTGCTAATTTAAGACAAGTTATGCTTGCAATTGACAATCACATGGTGCGAATTGACACTGCCGATGAGAATGAGCTGCCTGAGCTTGGTATAACAGAACAAGGTGATAACCATGCAAGGCGTGTGTCTCGAGAGCTTGAAAATGCAATGACACGCTTGCAAGACATCTTAGACGAGCACAATGCACTTGAGACACAGCAAACGCAACAAAGACGTATGGGCACTGCAAATCAACAGATCTACAATGCGTTTAATGACCCATTGAGAACTGATGTTGGACATATGCCGGATATGGCAATTAACTTTTTACGTCATACATTTGATGAAGCACATCAAATGGCAGTAAGACTTGTAGGCGAAGGCAGAAACCCGTCTGAAATTGCTAGAGAAATAAGGTCTTTGATGTATCAGTATCGTGATGCTATGATTTCAAGGCAACAAGCAACACCAGAACAAAGACAAGCTGTAGGTCTGATTAGAGAACGACTAAGTACTGCCGCAGATAATTTGCATGACATTGCTTATCCTGAACAGCAAGCAGTGGCAGAAGCTCCTGCACAACCGCAAATACCGAATATTCCAAATTACATTACAAATATTAGACAAGTAATTGGTGCTGCTACAGGCGATCGTATAGAGACCGT